CAACTCTCAAATCTCTAATCATGTTGTTTAGAACAGTTAGAGTTAATTGACGAGCAGCACTTGAAGCATAAGAAGCCCCGAAAGATACTTGTGAATCAAGGAATGAACCACTATCACGGTTTGAGCCGTAAATGTGACTTGTTGCTGTTCCATCTGCGTCACCAACAAGGTTTGCAGTTTCCATAGCAGCCAATTCAGCAGTTGATGTGATAACCTTGTATAGAGAAGTATAGTTTCTATCAATGTTAGCAACAGTAGTTGTAGCAACTGCTGAACCTGCATCATAGTTTTCCAAAGGCATTACAAGCATTTGGTTCTGTACTTCTGAATGGTGCTTACCCATGTCTTCACGAAGTTGCGCTCTAATGTCACCAATTCCGTCATCAATAGCCGCCATTTCCATAGCCAATTCGCTGAAATCAAATTGATGAGCAACGATTTTAGGGCTTGTAAATAGTGTAGTGTAAGTAGGTGCAATTGGGCCTAGACCGTCATTTGCAGTATTTAATCCTGCATTTTCTGGAACGCCACCAATTAGGTCTGCTCTAAGAGTAGATGCACCTAGATTAGTTAGTGAAGTATCGCCTGTAACTCCTACGCTTAGAGAATTACCGCTTCCACCAGCAGGACGCTCTGAAAGAACTCTCCAACCACTAGAAGTGTAAGGTCGCTTTGAAATAACAGATAGTGCATTACACTCTCTATTTAGCATAGACCAAACCTTTTGGCCGTATAGTTGGTTGTAAAGATTACCATTAATACCGCTTGTTGGGTTTGTTTGTGAAGCAGCATCATGACCAGCATGAAGACCGCTTAATCCACCAGCAGCCTTCAATAGTTGATTACCAAAGGCTCCGCCTGTTATTCCGTATGTTTGTGCTTCTAAATCTGCAATTGTGTTAATATAACTCATTTTAAACGCCTCCTGCCATCTTATGAATTTGTGACCAATCCATTTCAGCCAATTCATCCATACTTGGGAGTTGTATTTGTGCTTCTTCTTGTGCCTTAATGATTGTTTCCTTTTCAGCAGTTAAAGACTTGCGTAGTTGTGTAAATTCTTCCTTTAGAGAAGCAATTTCGCTTGCAGCATCATAGTTAGCCTTTGCGATTACGCTTTCTCTTGAAGAAGTTTCAGCAGTAAATCTGTTTTCAAACTGCTTTTGTAGGTTGTCGTAGGCCAACTTTTCAAGTTGTTCTTGACGGAAAGCCTCGTAAGCCTTCTCGATGTTACCAACGCTCAAATCAAGCGTTTCTAATTCATCATTACCAAATGCCTTAACAACGGGCAAATCAGAACTTCGTGGTTTGCCATTGTCAATAACCACACGGTCTGCTGGCTCGCCTATTTCGACACCTGCACCATCTAAAGTAGATACATAGGCTTTAGCCTCAGAATCATCCATATATTCTGCTTTTTCATCTTCTAAAGGCATAGCCTTTTCATCGGTTTCCAATGGCATACCTTTTTCATCTTCGGTGTCCATCATCTCATCTTCTTTCCTAAGAGAATTAACTTCATCCATTAATGAATCTAATTCTGCTAGGGCTTTTTCTAGTTTGCTCATATTATTCGCCTCTGTTTTTTTGTCTTGCTTTAGTATATCAAATCGTGCTTCTGGGTTTATTCCTTTTTCACATATTGTTACTTCATGTAGTTCTAATTTACTTATTTCATTATAGTCGCCTAATTCTGGATTACTTTTCTTTACTTTATGTATAGCCTGTCCTCCAATGCTAAATGACCTTAATGAACCTTTTCTAATGCCTCTGTTTATTTCTTTGGCTTTTTCTATATCATCTCTTAACTTAATTACTACAAAGAACCCTACATCATCTACTTCAGTTTTCCATAGTCTTCCTTCTTTGTCTCTATATGATTTTATTACTTCCCCAACTTGAACATTAGAATGATTAGTCATTACATTTCTAAACTTTGGGTTCTCCATATATTTGTTTACTGCATCGTTAAGTGCTTTGAGTGTGATTAAATCGTTTTGTTTATCGACTATTTCTATTGAAGCATATCCACCAATCATTAAGTCATCATTAGATTTTAATATCCTTAACTCGTCAGTGTTGTATCTCTTCATTAGAAGTGACATTTGCCTCAACCCTTCGTTATCCTTTCCACTATATAAGGAACACCTAATCTTCACTAGGTATGGTTAATTTATTGTTCTTATCTTCGTAGATATTCCATATACCTTCATCACTATCCTCATCAGCAGGGGCTTGTTTATATCCTGTCCATGCAAGCCACATTCTTTTGCCCTTAACAGGCACTACCCTAAGATGTAATTTAGTCTCGAATTTATTTCCTTCTAAAAAGTATTCATGATAACCATGCCTTTGAACACCCAATTTAACCTTTCCTGAATCAACAACTTTTTCTCTTTCAAAGGTTCTGGCAACTTCCGCAGGATATTTACCTGCTTTACCAAACAAATCAAACAGTTCTTTTTGGTTATCTAAATCAACATTCCAATTTATTGATTCATCTCCTAGTTTCATAACAATGTTAATATTATCATCTTCTCTAGAATATATCTTAAATTGACCAGATTGATATTTAGAAGGAGTTTTATATGCTTTCATAATATTATCCTCTTGCATAATTTTATCATTCTCAGCAAACAACTTTCCTTCCTCAAATGAAATACCTTCTCTATTAGAAGCCCAATCCTTTAACTTCTTGCTATTAGATTCCAATACATCTTCATAATCACTAACTTTAGTTTTAACTAAGAAATTATGAATTTCTTTAGGAGTCTTTGCGCCATTTTCTTTCAGATAATTAAATATAGTGACAGTTAACATGCTTTGTTTAGTTTTCATTATTTCTTCTGCTTTAGATTTCCACATATCTAAATCATTAAGTGCATTTTTAGACATTAAATTATCTTCTTCAAACCCATAGATAGTGAATCCATCCATATCGCTTTTAATAATAATAGTGGCTTCTCCGTGAATATGGTCAGTTACAACCATTCCTTTCTTTAGTGCCTCAACATCATAATTTAATGACTTCTTAGTATCTTTAGATAGTAATTCCAAAGTAACTACTTTATCCGGCATGGTTACTTCTGGAACTTCAATAACTTTGGCTGAATAAAGAGTATATCTTTCTCCTGATTTTTTAACTTCATCGACTTTAACTCTAATAATATCTCCTATATCAACAGATATTTTAGTATTAAGAGCCTTACCTACATCCATATATTTCTTACCTTGTAATTCTTTAATATGTTTTCCTGTTTCTTCTGTAGGGCCAATGTCTATACCCACAGTATAAGAATAAAGGTTACTCTTAGTCTTCTTCTTATCTAAAACAATAACATCTAAATCAACAAACTTTTTCCACTTAACCCACTTAGGATTCTTTTTAGTACCTATGTAATAAGTGGAAGTAGCATCTTTAATTACTACTCCTTCAGAAGTAGGCATATCCATAATTGTTTAGCATATTCTTCAATATCTTTTAAACTATCTGCTTCTCTTGTATCTTTTTTAGAAGGGAAAACTAAATGTTCAGAAGAACGAGAAGAATAGTTATTAAACAAAGTCTTCATTCTTTCTGATAATTCTTCTTCAACCATATTTTGGTCATTATGTCTAATAATATCAAATACATGACACTTTAATTCAGCATCTTTATATTTGCCCTTAAAAACATGAGCAATAGTATCTGCTCTATGCAAAGGGTCTTCTCCATCAAATAAGATTAATTCTGCATCTAATATACAATCACCGAAATGTTTCTTTTTTAGTTCAGAAACTATGTCTTTACATTTACTAGTTATGTCCTTTTCATTATACGAATATATTTTAATATTATTATCTATTTTATGTAATTGTATTCTCATACCATCATATTTTTCTTGAACAAACCATTGACCACTGAAGCCCTTTAATTCTTTAAGGTCGTCTATTTCAAATATTCTATACATTGGTTTGTTAGGAATCACGAAGTCACTAATAGATTTTTCAGTCTCAGACTTTTCATCCTTAGATTTCTCAATGTCCTTTAACTCTTCTAAATCTTCTTCATCTTCTTTAGATAGAATCAATAACTCTAATAAGTCCATGCCAGCCTTTACTTTAGATTCGACTTTCTTTGAGTCTTTTCCATCCCCATAATGCTCAATAATATAGAGGGGTATGTCCTCTTCTTGTAGGTCAAGTCCTTTTAGACCCACTGTAATATCGTCAGGTTCGATGTCTTTAACAGCGTAAATGGCTGGATTGATGATTGTTTTATCATGCCTTAACGCATAATGAATAAATTTAACCATAGTCTCAGGATTATTTAGTAATTCTTCAAGAACACTATCTGTAAAGCGTTTAGCAAAAGGGTCATCAACTAAGTGAGATGAATAACGAACAAGTTTAACTGCTTCAAATAATTTCTTTGCTTCTTGAGAAGAAGGATTCTTAATCTCTTTATTATCCATTAGGTCTTCATCAATATGCTGTTTTAATTCCTTACCTGCGGCATCTGCTTCCTCATAAGATGATTTAATGCTATCAACAGCATTACGCCAACGGCCCCCATACTCGCTAGGGTCTGCCTTTGCAGAAAGATAGGCCATTCTTGTTTTTTCAAACAATCTAAGAATTTCCTCAGAAGGTTGCTTATCCTTCTCTATTGAAGAGAGATTCATTATTGTCCCTCAACGATACTTATTAGGTTTACTTAAAATACCATCAACATTAAATTCACGCACTAGTTCTTGAGACTTTTCAGTAAATTCTTCTTGACCAATACTGCCGTCTTTAAGTCCATCAAGCAGCCCATCTAAGTCTTTTTCAACTTGTCTAATTAACAACTCAATATCTCTAATTTGCTGTTTATCTGCCTTTACTCCACCTTCGCCTCGAATTGTGTATTTAAGGACATCTAAAGACTTTTTAAATTCAGTAACTTCTCCACCTAAACCATATCCTTCTTTTCCATCAGTGTTGGTTTTATATTGAGTGACTTTAGCCGCTTTTGGTTTCTTTAGTTTTATCTTTTCCATAATGTTATCCTTTTCCAAAGGACTACGGTTATTTTCTAAAGATAGTAGTAGTTCTTCTTTTGCGCTTCTTGCTTTTTCAATAGCAAGACTGATTATTCTTTCTTCTTTTGTTACTCTTTCTGGCATTATTGTCCACCTGCTCTTTCCACCATTTTGTGAATTTGTGACCAATCCATACTATCAACATCAATAGTAGTGGTATTGTTGTCCATTCTAGGAGTAGGGCTTTCTGCTACTACTAGTCCTGCTTTCATTAAAATATTATCTTTAGCATATAGAGTCTTTTCTAACGCTTCAACTTTTGCAGATAGAGCCTTTACTATCTCTAACATCTCTTGATTAATTGTATTTTCTTCTGTCATTTGGATTCCTCCTTTTTGCCTCTTGGATAAATTAAATCTTGTAATTGCCTAAAGAGCAGTTCGTACTCCTTACGAAGTTTCGTAGCAGTAGCCACTATATCAACATTCCTTTCATCCATTGATTTCATCTTCTTATTTAGTTTCTTATCAGACTTCATTAAGTCTAATTCTTTAAGAGTGTCTATTAGTTCGCCTAACTTAGTAAAGTCTTGACCAAAAAATTCAGTAGGTTCTGCTGATTGCAAAGTTTTCTTTAGTTTCTTTCTACCTTTAGCATCTAAAGAATCAAGTATCTTTTTAGGAACCTTTTTCTTTTCTTTAAGAACATAGTCCTCGCCTTCTCCGTAATAATCCCATGTCATATTAATTCCTCATGTATTGCTTTAATGCACCTTTTATCTCATCCACTCTACTGTATTTTTTAACTAGGCTATGTGAAAGGTTTTCAACTTGAACAATTGTTCTATTATCATAAGTATCTAAAAGGTTTCCTTCTTGTATAGCACTTAACCACTCTTTGTCCACTTCATTAATATTGGGTCTAGTTCCTGCTTTTCCAGAAACCCATTCCTTAAACTCTTCCACTTCGGAATCATCAAGTTTCTTTATTAATTTAGACATTTTTCTTAATGAATGATGTATAGACTCAATAACGCTACCTAGTTCAATTAATTTCTTAACTTCCCTATCCCATTTCTTTTTGCGTTCCATCTGTTCTATTTGATTTTCTTTATCTTCGCCTTCCAATATTCCTTGAGGTACTTCAGGAGGATTAGGGAAATTTTCAGATAATTCTACATAATCATCTAATTCTTTTTTAAATTGACTTATTCTTTCAATACTGCCTTTAACCTTCAAAAGTTTCTGTTCTTCTTCTTCCAAATCCTCTTGAATTTCTTCTGTGGCCTCTTCTATAATATCAACTTTGCCTTCTTTAATTTGTTCTATAAACTCCTGTAATTCAGAAATTTCTCCAAGTTTATCTTTTTTAGGAACAGTTTTAGTTTCTTTAACTCTTTTTCCCCCTCCCGCAGTAGGTACTGAAAAACCAAACGGTGAAATTTCGGGGTCACTACCTACTGTAGTTTCAGGTTCATCTCTAATAGTAGTTTGTTCTTCATATAAGTTTTTAATCTTTAAAGTTAGTTGTTCTATTTTTCTAGCAATAATGCCTTCAGTCCCGCCTTCCGCAAATTCCTTCAGAACATTAATATACTCTGTTAGTTGCTTTTCTTTCTTTAATAAAACATCAAACTCTGTTAATATAGATTTAATTGTAGTCTTTGTCTCTAATGCAATTTCTCTATCAGGCTTATTTAGGTTTTTTGCCGTCTTCTTTGCATCCCTTAGTTGCTTTGCCCATTTAGATTTATTTTGCTTAACAGAAGGATTTTTATCAAATTCGTTAATATGTAAATTAATTAAAACATCATAGAAAGACATCTTATCATCAGTATCTTCGATAGGAATTATTTTGCCTTGTAATGCAATAAGAGTATTTACTGTTTTTTGAACATCATGTGCTTTGGTTTTTGTAGTTTTGCCGTTTTTTGTAGTTACTAATACTTCTAACTTGCCATCAGCACTCATAATTGATTTATACCTTTTATTTAAAAAATCAGGCTCCTTTGAAAGAACAGTCATTAAGTTAATAACAGTATTAGAATCTTTTATGTTTTTTCTTCTACCAACCCATGATGCAAAATTTAAAAACTTGTAACCTGTTAAGGTTCCCTTACTCTTCTTAACTATAATATTATTTGCTAATGTCTCAGTAGATTTCATTAATTTTTCTATATTAGTGAGTTCTCTATTGGCACTTTTATGCTCCATTTGTTTTCTTCTAGATTCTGTTTCCTCAAAATAATCATCTGTTTCTTTATCGGTAGTATCTAGGTCTTGAGTCTGAGAAATACCTGTTCCTCCGCCACCTGCGGCAGTAGTTGATAAGGTTTCATCTAACTCTTCTTCAGTATCGTCTCTGATTTCTTCATCGCTTCTTGAATCTTCTTCCTCTTCTTCATCTTCAGCCTTAGAAATGTATTTTCTATAATTAACTATATTATTAGGAGAGAGGTTTTTTATTAAAGAATTTTTAATATCAGTGATAGTTGCATCTGACTTAACTAATGACATAGTTTCATTATCTATGTTTGCTTTTAGCAAAACAGTCTTCAAAGACTTATCTTTAGATAATTCTATAATCATTTAATCACCTTAGAAGGGAATGTTTTCTTTCTTACCACGCCTTTTAGGAGGAAGAGTAACTACATCAGGAATATCTGCTGATGAAGGAGAAGCCTTATGACTATTATCCGCAGGGAAGCCCATAGTCATATCTTTACTCTTTTTTACTCTTGTATCTTTAGTAGTGTTTATTGCTCTTACTTGAGCCAATTCTTTGCTTAGTCTTACTTCTTTTTGTCTTAAATCTTCTGTCATTTTATTCACCTTTAAGTTTAAAATCATCTAGTTTAATTATTCCTTGTGTTTTAACTAATATCTTTATCAATTCTTCTTTAGTTAATTCATTTAGTTGTTCTTCAAATGCGTTCATTAATTGAAGGTGGGTTGAATCAGCCAACATATTTTCGTAATCTTCATCAACATAATCTAAAGTATCTTCTTCTACATCTTTAATTCTGCCAAATTTATCTTTATCTGAACCACCGACTAGTTTAATTCTTCTTGGGTCTTGACCACCCTCTTTATGACTAAAGATGGTTTCATCTTTATCCTTACGGCTTTCTTTAATTATTTTTCTCCAAGTCATATTAATCATCCTCTTTTAAGACTTTAAGCAATCTGCGTTCTAATTCATCTAATGTCTTAGTACCGCCAAGCATTTTATTTTTCTGTCTAATAGCACTAAGTAATTCTTTCTCACTACCTTTAAATCCTTGACCATGACTAAATTCATCTCTAATTCGTCTAACTTCAACTTGTCTTTCGTGCCTTCTATCCATCTCTTTAAAGTCACCAAAAGCCATTTCATCTTCTTTTAGAATTATTTTCCATTCTTCCATTTTAACCAACTCTTCTTTCTGTTCTTTGGTCTACATTCTGATTTCCGGCATCTAAAGGTAATCCTGTGAGTCTCTTATCTGGCCCTTGTGCCATAGAGGGTTTATTTCTTGTGGTCGCAGGATTTTCTTGCGGAGTCGACATAGCCTGTTCTTGCATTTGTCCCATTTGTGAAGCATCAATGTTTGTTCCTGCATATGGGTCTGCTTCTGCCTGTTCTTCTCCTTCTGCCGGTTGTTCTTCTTCAACAGGCTGAGGTTTTTCATAAGTAAAGTTACCGTCTTCATCCATATCAACTTCAAATCCTAAATTTTTAATAGAGGCAGCAATATTAACTTCTATCTCTTTCTTTCTTAGTGAAGCAATTTCATCTTCTTCTTCACTAGGAGGAAGTTTCAAATCCCAATCAGTAATACCAAATTGCTTAATCAAGAAGGGGAATACATAATTGTTATATACATTTTGAGCCATTTGAACTGCCCTATTAGTAACAAGTATCTGCATACCTTCATTATTTAATCCTCCGCTTGTAGTATTGTCAGCCATGAAGACTTTACTTACACCATAAAACGCTGATATTCTATCTCTCAAATCATCTTTAACAGAAACATAATCCATTTCCTTTAGACTATCCATAAACTTAATCCATTCAACAGCCCCTTTACCATTTTCTGCTTCTATTCCCATAACAGGGATAAAATGAGGGTCAGTTTCCATTTTTTCTTTAACGGAACGCCAAAAAGTTCTCATAGATTCCATATTTCTAGTTTGTACTGCAAGCAAACCTTTAGGCATCCTACTCTTAGTATATGAAGAATTAACATAGTTTTCCATAGCAATTAGAGTAGTAATATGATTATATAGAGTAATAACAGGAGATAAACCATACAATCTAGAAGGACTATACTTACTAAAGTGTAAAACTTCACCCTTTAAGAAATACTGGTCTTTACCATTTACTCTATTAACATAATGAACAGGGGCTAAATTACCACCACACTCTTCACACATTTCATGGGCTTCAGCAGATATAATACTACGGTGATTGATACAAGTAAATCCTTTTGTGCCTCTTTGTCCTAATTCATCAGAATAAATAGCCATAGTAACGGGGTCGCCACGATATATTTCCTTGATACGGTGCATTCTTATCTTACCGTTACCATCTAAAAAGTATTCTTTGACTAAAACAATATAAGCATCATCTATTACATTCAAATCGTCTTCTAGTTCTTTGAGAACATCAATAAACAACTGTTCTGATTTATTAACATAGCCTTCAATAAAATCTTCAGCATACTCTAATTGTTTTACATCAGGTATTTGTAAATCATCACTTCCACACCTAGAACATTGTTGAACAGGTCTTTTATGTTCTTTCTTACAAGTATTACAACGGGCTTCGTATGCCTTTTCCCAAACATATCCTCTTCTAAACACTTCTTGTTTTAATTGGGTAATACAAGTTCTTGCTATTACAGAGTTTTGAATGATATGATAAATAATAGGGGCGGTCATTAGGCTTGCTTGCTGCCTTTCTTGAATACCTATGTTGAATACTTTTCTATCCGCAGGTTTAGGAGTTGAACGCCTAAACAAATTAGTGAACGAGAATCGTCTCTTTTCTTCAACCATATGTTACACCCCTATGACTTAGGCAGGTTCGACCTCTGTTATGAAGGTTCCTAACATGTTTTCAGGGCAACCTGCTTTAATCCAACATGACTTACAATAACCAAAAGGATAGTCCTGCTTAAAACAAATACAAATCCCGCAATAACTCAACAATTCCACCTTCTTCTAGCGGCCTTTGCCTTTTCGCTATAAGTACCATCATCACGCTTAAATCCTCTTGACCTTGAACAGAAGTTCTTGCGTCTTTTAGCGGCTTTACTGCCACGCTTTAATTTGCTTGGTTTAGTAGTAACAGGGGCTTTAAGATTAGCACCTGTTTCACGCTTAAACTTAGCACGACCTTTAGCACTTAATCCTCCAGTCTTTGCATGAATCTTTTTGTTATAACCCTTGAAAGGTTTTTTCTTTAATACTTCTTGCCAATTAGATTTAGCAAGACGAGGCCGAGAGGCTATTCCAGCGAAATCTTGCAGTATTGGCTTTCTAGTTTTATATTTTGCTTTTAAGTCATCAATAATTTGCCCACTGTCTTTTATCCGCATTCTCTCATTAAATAGTTTATAAAATTCTAAAACGGCTTCATCAGGCAAGTTTCCAAAATTAAAATTTTTCCGATATTCTTTTACATTAATAGTCATACCCCTTTCCTCCTTTTATAAGTTTTACAAGCACCACAAGTCGGCCTACATCTTTGTTTAGTTCCTTTAGAAGCATCTTTACGACCACAAGGTTTTGTTCCTTCTTTATCATCTTCACATGATTGGCAGGAAACCCAACCCTTTTGACCATCTCCGCCTTTTCTTGAGAACCAACCGTGTAATCCCGATTCCTTTTCTCTTTTGAAATTATCTCCGCCCTTCTTTACAGAATTACCCCAATTCTTCGCACCAACTTTCCTGCATTGAACTAAAGCACCGCTAGCATAAGCCGAAGGCCATTTTTTATAGCGGCTCTTTACTTTATGATAACAAGCATCTTGTTTCTTCTTAAGTTGTTCAAACCACATGACTACCACCAATTTGTTCTAATGAGTCCATAGTGGACATCTTACAATTACCTTGTAATTTAGCAATATCATCTAAGTATATTCCTTCCTTTAACCAATCAAAACCTACATGGTCTTTATGATTCTCCCATTTCATTAACTTAAATATCTCATCACAGCGAGGCTTATACCATTCTGCTTTCTTATATGATTTCTTCATACGAATTAATTCTAATAGTAACTCAGCATTACCTTTCTTTAATCTAAAATGGGGCAAGCACTTAGTTAGTAAATCAGTAACATCTGCTTGAGAATAAAAATTCAATCGGTTAATTAACCTAGTATCTTGTGGAGATTTCTGGTCTAAGTGCATTCTCCCATAACCTATTGATTTGTGCATTTCTTCCATAAATGCCCTGCCTCTTGAACCTGTTGCTACTAAACCAACTCTAGGATTCATATTACGGTCTAATGTAATGTAGCCGTCAGAGTCAATAAAAGCGGCAGTATAAGCCCAAATATTTTTCTTCAACATAGTGGGTACTTTATGATAAGCACCATCAACTGAAGCAATATCTAACTTCTTAATCATTTTAGATATAATATTAGGAGAAGTGATTTTAGACATGCTTATAGGCATTCTTTCATGTATTCCTCTAGCACCAATTCCCGGATTTTCACATACCATTTTAACAATAAAATCTTCTTGTCTTTCTTTCTTAGTTTTATTTAATGATTGGTCAGATACTTCAGCAATACAGTTTCTAAAACTTTTCTTGGCTAAAGACATAGCCTTAGATAAACTACTATATTCTTTTGAATACACCATGTCTTTCTGCTCTAATTCTGCTTCCCAATACTTACAAAGAGAATCCACTACTTTCTTTCTTTTAGAGGAATCTTTTATTTTATTTAACTTATGTAGGTCTTTTTCATTATACCTCATTTTATTTAATGGAATCTTATATGGGTTCAGCCAATAAATAGAATCAATGCACTTACTTAAATGGTCACTATAAGCATCTATCATAGTATCAATTGCTTTAGTCATTTTATCTCGTTGACTACCTTTTAACTTTCTACGGCTCTTTCTCATCTTTCTAATCAAATCAGGAATAGTTTGGTCTTGAATAGTATAGTTAGGAGGAAAGGCACTTAATTGTTTCTTAGCATCACTAGCGTTAATCCTTAAAGTATCTGATAGTTTAGTTATCTCTTCATGCTCGGACATAACATAAGAATTGCCTAACAGTTTACCAATATTAACTCCTAAGTCTGCTTCAAGAGCAGTTTCGACTTCATCCTTCTCTTCCTTTTTATCCTTTAATTCTTCAATTTGAGGAATAGATTCGATTAGTTCTTCATCAGTTGGCATACATAATCACCTCAAAAATTCAAACCTATGGCGTTCATATTAGTCTTCTTTGCCTTAGAAGGAACATCGTCAAACAGCCCTAAATCATCAAGGAGTATGAAGGTTTCTGATGATTGATATGTCGCCGCATTCGCTAATGCTAGACTCATCACCATATCGTCATGCGCCCCAATTCCTTCAAACTTTCCTTTGTCTGTAATAGCAAACATAGATAATTCTTCAACTAAGACTGAAGTAACTCTTCGGCTCTCTTCATTACCATAAGGGAAATTTATTTTCTTATTTTCTAAAGTCATTTGAAGATTTAAGATAATCTCTTGTTTCTTTCTTCTAGTAGTATTAAAGTCATGAACATTTAAGTCTGCAACTTGACGAAGTTCTTGGGTAAAAGATTTAGCAAATGTATTTGTCTCAAATAGAATAACTTCCGGTCTAAATATTTTACCAATCAATTGTACTTTTTGTATATTTTCTCTAAACTCTACATTCTTTGACCTGTCTACATAAATAACTGATTTATTTTCATTTTCATCCATTTCTAGAACAGTTATTACATTATAGTCTCCATCAGTAGAGATAGCAGGGTCTACCCCTACAAAATACTTATATCCTTCTCTTCTCATAGACTTTAAAATCAAATCTTTGTTCTTAGCATGGTCTAAATACTCAGGATTAAACAAAGAAGTACCTGTTGAGATAGGCACACACATATATTCTCTTGTGAACATTAAAGACCCTACTTCCGCTTTTCTTGCCATTAAAGCATCATAATTCCATCTTTCAGGCCATAATGGTTCATTGAGGGCATTGAGGCATGGATAAGTATGGACAGTATATGCTGGATTTTCCGCTAGTTGTTGGTAAATATCCGTATAACTGAAAGGAGTGCCTATAACCCTCAATGAAGCCGTGTGGTGAAGTGTTGGTATCATGTCTCCATAAAACCAATCGGTTACTTTCTGAATACCCGTCATACTAAACTCTTTTAGCGGGTCATCAATTACTATTTCTTGAGGGTGTAATCCACGAATCTGTGAACCTACCGACCTTTCAAGGATTTGATTACCATTAGTTAATGTAATGTTACCAATCGCCCATCCTCTAGCGGGTTTATACTTTTTAAGCATAGGGTGAGTAAACATCTTATCAATGTCTCTCATGTGAACAAGAGTCTGCTTTTGGTTAGAAGAAATATAAAGCATTTGATATGGAGGCTCTTCAAAAATTAACTTCCATACTACCCAACTGTGCATAAATACAGATTTTCCGTGGTCACGACTACAAATAATTACAGTTCTTTGAGTATTGTTCATTAATTCATGCCATTCTTGGATATATGAGGGGAAATCAAAACCTAATACATTCTGAAAAAAATATGGAAAAGAGTTTTTAGATAACTCCATATCCATTTGATGTTCAAAATTAAAAGGTTCTAATTCCATTATAGTTTACCTCCTAATGCTTCTACTTTTGTTTTTAATTTTTGTGCCATCATTTTTTCACCATGTCTAATTAATTCATGGTAAAAAGAAGAAACTGCCTTTGTTCTTTCAGGAGTGAGTGGATTACTTACTAATTCTTGTAATAAGGTTTTATACTTTTCCCTAAACTCTGCTTGTAATTCAAACAATTTATTATTCCAAGTTCGATTCCTTGTTTCTGATACAGGGGGATATTTACTTAAAGCATTCCAAGTTTTTTTAACATTAGTTTTTTCCCATATATTAGTGGACATAACGGGGCTTTTATTACCCATTCCTGTTGAAGAAGTATTGCCCGCAAGTGGCCCCTTTTCTTTAGGCTCATAACCATATTCTCTAATTAATTTAACGAAGGGCTTAATACTACTTAAATTTCTTAATTTAATCAAATGTGCTTTTTCCGAAGAAGTACCATATTCTTTTATAGCATCAGTATAATGCTTGGCTATCATTTTTTGCAATTCATGAGTAGCAATAGATTCACCATCCAATTCATCAACTACTCTCCTAACGGCTTCTTTCATCATTTGGAAGTTAAATTTCTTCCTTTTGATTATATGAAACCAAGTCAAGTTATTCACCTAACCAACTAGAATCATCCTTCTCAAAGGTTTCTGTTGACAGTTTACCTAATACTTCGTCTATAAAATCTGACATTTTACTCTTTTTAAGAGTAGACTTCCAGACAGACTTATTTAAGTTTAGTTTCTGAACCATCATATCCATAATGCTTTCTAATTTCATTTTTTGGTCTTGTACCACAAACCTAGCCCATGTATTATTAGGTCTTACCTTTTGTATAAATTCCTGAAAACTCTTTAGGTCTTCTTGACTAATTGGGCCTTCTTGAGACTCAACCATTTCTTCAATCCTATCTAAGTCTTCATCTAAAAAACCTCTAGATTTAGAATAATTCTGTCTTTGAGGGTATCTTGCTCCAAAAGAAATTCTAAGTTCAGCAAATAGTTCCGATAATTTGGAATTAGATTCTACTATCTCTTCCATAGTTTCTTCAACTACTTCTTCTGTAATCTCAGACTCCATTTGATTAACTGTTTTTTGTTTGGCTCTTGCGCTTGAAATCTCTCCGGCTTTATTCATTTCTTTAACTCTTTTATCTGCCTGTGCTTCGGTTTCATATCCCAAATGCGGAGAAGGATGAATTAAAGAATAATTCTTTCCTGTTTTTGGACTAACTTCTCCTTGAAATCGAGTATTCCTAACAATAAATCTATCCCCTATTTCATTTCTAACTGCTCGCTCAACCATGTCTCTATGCTTTTTAGGAACCTTTTCTAATGCAATATCAATAAACTTATCAATATACCCATCAACTTCTTCCTTTGCATCTGCGTCTAAATCTTTAATCTTTGATTTTTCTGCCATTTTACTAATAATCATACTATCGTCCTCCGTCTTCTATATCATAACGAGTATTGCTACTTCTTAACATTTCTTCCAAAATGCCACTATGGAGTTTTTTTCTTTGGTTTTCATTTTCCATCCCTCTTTTAAGGTAATAAATAACCATTCTTTTATTGTCTTGTCCTAAATTAGTAAATCTAACATAGCGTTGTCTATCTTTAGGATAAGTGTCTTGAATAATAGAATCTTTTAGCCTTAGCCAAGCATTATCGCTGATTCCCGCTTTCATCACAGACCACCATTGGGGTATAGGGTCGTCGGGCCAAATTGCCTTATTAAATGTGTCCCAATCCCACGCCTTCTTGATGCCCCAATCTTCACCGTATCTTTGCTTAAGTTTACCAATTAATTCTTCAGGTATTCCTTGAGTATCAGTAGGGTTAATGTTATAGAATTGACTTTGGGTTTTAACCCAATCTTCTTGACTACCACGACCAGCCTTAAATCCTGCAATTTGTGGTTTTCCTTCGGGTAGTCTTTCTTGTCTAGCAGCCGTCAATGCTTTATAATTACCTTTATGGCCTAAATCATCTCTTCCTTTAAGACCACCTAATAAAATATATTCAGGTTCTTCTCTCCACCCAACAGCACCTACAACTTTACCTTCATCAGTTACTCTAACTAACCACTTATCTAAATCATACCAGCCACTAATTGCAGGGTCACGCTCATACGGCATATCGGGATTGTCTTCATCCCATTTACTTTTCATCTCGCTAAAAGAATGAATAGCAGACTCAACCTTATATGCCATTATATCACCTTCTGAAATGAGACTTAATTAAATACACTTGGTCTTCACTAATACCATATTCTTTTGATATGTTACTATGAGAATCAATATCCTTTACAATGTTTTCTACTTCTAAATGACTTAAATCTATATTTTCTTCAATGTGCATTTTATTAATAACCTGTTCTATACCATCATAACTAAATGGAGTAAAGGCATAGTTTACTTCTTTACCTAGTTCTTTTCTGATAGCATCATGAGCCTTTAACATCTTATTAAATAATACAGGTATATCTTCTTCTACTGTATTATAAATTGATTTGAGCCTATTATATTGTTTCTTTTTCTCATCACTATTAGTTAATATTCCTTGATTTTGGTCTAAGTAATGAGGTAATGCAAATATAGGGAAGGCTTCTCTATTATTATAATCAGTATTAAATAGAGACTTTCTTTCTTTTATTTCCTTATTATCTATTTCATCTTCTGCTAAATCTAAATCTTCACTTTCTTCCATAAAGTGATATAATAAAGCAGAGACATAATTAGCATTCTGTTCAGAAGTAGATTTACCAAACATTTCAGTAAGGGAATCTACGGCTAACTTTGCCTGTCTTACAAAATCATCTGTAATTTTAATATTAGGAGAATCAACATACTCTAAGAAATCGGCAATATTTTTCATAATATCTGCACTAACTACTCTATCTCCAGCAGTAGCCAATAGATTATAACTTTCTCCCATTACATTTGATGAGCCATATTGATTAGACCACGCCGCCAAAACCTTTATTCCTCTACCTGTTGAGTATCTCGGTACTTCAATTGGCAGCCTACCAGAATATAAAGGCAATAGATAGTATTTAGTAGCAGACTCTAATAGTTTTACTATTTCTCCACTAATTTTATCAAAGACCTCAGATTTAATATCTCCCCTTGCTTTAAATCCTTTAGGGTTCTGTCGGCCACCTCTTGTTTTTCCGCCCTTGTCTCTTAGAATATCAGAAATCATTCCTCTGTCTTTTCTTGTGACTTTAGGCTGGCCACTAAAGGTTCCTGCTCGACCTGCTGCTCTTGTTGCTACCGCAAATCCCCAACGCTTATTTGTTAATGCTTTATGAATGTCATCGAATAAATCATTAAGGGTTTCTAAAACATCTAAAGTAATATTAGTCTCTCCTTCTTCTGATTCATTAGTAGAAGCAACAAAACTTTGTCCTTTAGTAAGGTCTGCTAATGGTTTAGTTTCTACTACGGTAATAGGCAAATGGTAATTGTCATCAGCAGATTCAAATGTTAAAGATTCTTCAATATCATCCAACATATTATTTAAATCAGTTCTGAAATCTAAAACAACACCGTCTTTCTTAATTTCTTTAATTATTCTTCTTAACTCAGATTGGCTTTTAGTATTAAAGGCTAAAAGTTTTTTATTTCTATAAAATTCAATTGCCAACAAAGGGTCAATAATAGCATCTTCTAAATTAAAATCAATTTCTTCCATTTCAATATGGTCTGCTACAGAATCATCAATACTTTGTTTATCTCTTAAATTGGCTTCTGCATCACCACTCCAATTCTCAAACTCTAACAATGCTGCTTCAAATGCTTCTTGTTTTCCTTCAATAGCAGGGCTTTCATCCATTTCTTCTTCGGCATCTAATAATTCTTCTTTCATAGTATTTAGATTATTAGCGAGTTCAATAGACTCTATTAATTTAATAAATCGTCCTGCGGCGGGAGGAACATCCAAATGTGACTTCTGTAACTTAACTATATATTGTAAAGACTGACCTTCATATTTTTCTCTAATTTCATTAACCTCTATCTGAAATCTTTTCATCTTTTTATTACCGTCTTCAATGTTTTCTACAGCATCAAAGAAACCTGTTAAGTCTTCTTTAAATTGGGTATAGGGTTTATCCCCAATTTCTTCCCAATACTCATAAACATCTTCTCTAGTATCATATTCAGATAAAGATACTGCCCCTAAATATTTATAAATATCAACTTGTACTCTTTTCATATGTTGCTTACTTTCTTCAAACCTAGAAAGCCTAAAGAACTTCTTCTTCATTTTACCATAGTTGTATAATAAATTCTCACCTTCATCATAATTAAGTTTTTTAGCATAATCCTGTAACTTAGTCTCATACTCTGGAGTAGTTAGGGTTTTATCAGTAGTTTTAGATAAAGAGATACCAGAAATTTTTCTATTTGTTAATTCTTTTCTAAGTAATACCACCCTATCTTCATCAATAGGAACATTACTCATAAGAGGCTTAAATATAATATCATCTTTAGGTGTTCTTGTTAATTTAAGTTGAGTTTTTAACTTAGTTCTAAAACCCTTTCCAGCAACATCAAGAGATTGCTTAATATCTATGCCGGTCTTTTTAGAATATTCTTCCTTAAATGCCTCAACTATTTCTTTTTCTTTATTTCTTCTACCAGCAGTAAAAGGGTCGCCAGCACCTAAGACTGACTGTATTTCTTCTTGAGTAGGTTCTCTAATTTCTGTCATATTACTCCCTCAATAACTTTGCCTGTGTGAATTTCTCCTTTGCTACTATGGCTGAACTTCTAATAGTGTTTCCAAATTTACGCTCAGTATTATATTGTTCAGGATTACTTGCGAAATCTTCTAAGGTTAGATTAAATCCTCCAATCAACTGTTTCCTTGCTTCATTTAGGAAACTACTCATTTTATTATTTAATTCTTCGGCTAACTTAATCTTCTCATTTCCTTCGACTCCATCAATGGCCTTGAAGGTTGCGGCAATATCAGTTCCCGAAATCTTAGCCCTGCTACTTAATTTGGCTAAAAACCTAAGACTATTTTCAGGAGATAGTTTCTCCATGTAGGCAGCAGCACCTTGTTTAGTCTCTAAGAATAGTCTAGTTAATGGCATATCCTTAGTCTTTTTGTTATCCTTTTCGATGTCTTCTCCCCTCTGAAAAGACATTAACAGACTAGTAAAAGGACTCATATTTTGGGATTCAGCAAACATAACTCTTCTTAGTTGCCTAAAGGCTTCTTGCTTTTCATCAGTTTCTACCCCACTCACTCCTAAAGCATCTTTTATTTCGTCTAAAGTGTTTTCAAAGTCATCCGGCCCCAACTCATCATTATCAAAAACAACTACCGCATAGGCTTTTTCATCTAGCATTGATTCAACTTCTTTACCTTCATAAGTTTTATAGCGTATAGAGAAATCACCTAGTTCCCCCTCTATATTTTCTTTATTTTCTTCATCAAGGCTATCCCACCATTTCTTAATGCCTTGTATTTCGGCAAGAGTAAAATATTTATTTAGTTCGTTTAATCTATTCATTTGGTAAGTATTGGCAAAATTACCCACTTCTGTAGAAACAGTGGGGTATTCTTCAAGGTATTCTCTTAATTTCTTTAAATCGTTTTTTTCATTCCCTGTGAATCTTTCGCTTAGTTCACTAAAAAGATTTAAATTAATACCATGTTCACTATCTTTCCCTTTAGTTAAAGCCTCATAAATATCTTTTTCTATTATGGTTCTTGCTAGTTTATCAGAAGTAAAACCCCTCATTCTTATTCCTTCAAATAGTTTGTCATACCACTTATCATCAAAGGTACTTCCTAAAACAATATCTAAATAAGGATTCAATACTAAAGTTTTAGTTTTTTCTGAACTTCTGCTTAAAATAGCATTAGGAGGAAAAGAACTACCATTCTCTAATCGCTTAGGAATGAATTTTTTAATATCTCCTTCTATTGCATCTAGCGCAGCCAAGTAACTACGAACATGTGTGTAAGTAGTAATGGCATTAGGAGTCATTTTTTTGTTTTGTCCAATAAAAGCGTCTAGTTCTGTTAAATTGGAAGTAATGTCTTTAGCCGATTGTAAGTCTGGCCCATAAGGTCGTAAGTTAGTCGCATAAATGTCCCTCATTCCTTCAGTATTCTTTAAAAACTTCATAAAATCGGTAGGATTACCAACATGAGTAATAATTTCATCATTTTCTATGGACATTTTAGGTTTTTTATCACCTGTATGTAACTCTTTAAGAGATTTGTTGGCTTTTTCAACAAATTCTTGAATATTCTTTGTAAAATCACCTTCTTCTTTACCTTCGGGCATTTTATTTTTGAACTTTAATGACCAAGTAGGGGCCAATGACTTAAAATATGATAATTTTGACACTAATTTTTTATTTTTGCTTCTTTGGTCTTTACTTAACTTAGGAAGTTTAGAAATTTTAGCCTTTATTTCTGAAAATTGTTCCATATTTCCGTCATTGTAGGCTTTAAGACCTTCATCAACTAACTTTTCTATGTTAGGTGCGTCTTCAAGATTACCTACGCTTAGTATTTTTTCATAATTTGCTTTAATTTCCTCATCACTTATCTTAGAAGGGATGGGAAATGCTGCTAATACTCTTTGTAGTCCTTCATCTACACTTAATCTTTTTAGATTATTAATCATTGAACGGTATTTAGTAGGTAATCCTCTATTACTATCAGTATATTCTTTAATTGAAGCAAGTGCCTTTTCTGTTAAGTTACTGTCTTGAATTATCATAGCCAATCTTATCTCACTAGGAGGTAAGGCTTTTCTAATTAAGACTTCTTGCCACACCTTAATCACTTATCTCTATATTCTTCAACTTTACTTAATATTGAATTGAATTTCTGTTCAAGGATTCTTCCAAAGTAATTAAAATCTGCGTCTACATATTCGCTTGAAATTTCATTACTTAGGTTGTCGAGCATTTCTTTAACTTCAGGAATCATCTTTCTGAAATTTTTTTCTGCCATTATGCTTTTTCTATTCTTAATGTCTGAAATCCTATCATCTCTGAGTCTTCCGTCTTTGCCTTGCATTTTTATTATCTCTTCTTTCCATGTCATATTAATCACCTTGTAAATGCGCCTCTTCTTTTAGAAGTAGGCAATTCATCATAATGATAAAGTCTTACACTTTTCTCGTTATGAGGGTCTTCTGTCATTAAATTACCATCTGGCATCTTATGGGTTTTACCTTTCCATTCTTTGCCATCTTTAGTATAATGCTTTCTAGTGGGAGACTTTTCCATCTTTTCCTCTGAACCACGCATTATGTGAAAATCCTGTGCATCAATCGCACCATTATGGTTACGGTCTAATTTCTTTTGTTTAGGGCTTAGTTTTTCCATTGTTGGTGCTGCCCCATATTTTTCACAAACATCTTTTCCGCATCCGCAATTTCTTTTAATTATATTTTCCCAACTCATTGTAATTCCTCTTTTAGTTTTTTAAGACCTTCTGAAAATGTATCTAAGACTCTATCCATATTTTCTTTTTTATCAGCGTATTGGGGTTGTTTTTTCATTACCTTTATCATTTCTATTAATGTCTTATATTCTTCAATAAGATTAGGAAGGTTTGCTTTATGCTCCCTTCTTGCTCTAACTCTTTTCATTCTCGTAATATTAGGATGTTCTCTCATTGTAATTTCTCCTGCATCTTTTGTTTAATATCAAGCCAAATCTCAGGATTGTTCTGTGCAAGCACTTCCTGAACAATTTGCATCTGTGCAACAATAATTGTATCTTGTCGCTTGTGAATAAGTTTACCCTTAAACTCCATGAGATACTTCAAAGATTCTCTAATTTCTCTTGCTAACTTAGTTAGTGCATCAATCATCTTAGGGTCGAGGTCATTACCTAATTCGTTAAAGACCTGCTCTAATCGTGTATCTAACTTAGCAACATTGTTTGATAGCAAATCAACTTCATTTACTTCC